AGGTCCCGGGCAGCGCAGTCCTGGCAGAGCGGTTGAGCCCGCAGACGTCGCAGCCGTTGCTGCACCGCCTGTCGTCCTCGCTTGCGTTCGACCATAAGCAGGGCCCGAAACGAACAACGCCCGAAAGCCATTGGCTCCGGGCGCAGTTCTCAAGTCTCTATTTCGGAAGGTTTAGAGTGTTCGCCTAGTGTCGTCAATGCTGAAAACACAGAAAGCACAATAATATCAGTTTGTTACGAGCCTTGCCTAGCGAGTTAAACTGATCACGAACCATCGGTTCTGATGTGGAACAGCTTCCGCAGGGCTTCAAGACCCTGAACCAGATTGCCGATGTCCGCAGCCGGCCAGCCCGAGGCGTCCTCGTCGGCAATGACAACCCGGTGAACGAGATCGATGGCCGCACGACCCCCGTCGCAGCCGGGCGCGCAACCACAGGACCGCAGCATCAGCTGCACGCTGGCCGCCTGCCTGCGCACCTTCTCGATCAGGTCAGGGGCGTGGACAACGTCACCACTGGCAAAGATGCCCTCGTTGATCAGCAGGGCCATCATCGAGCGTGGTTGATCGGTGGGCAGCCCCATGATCGCCCTGTAGCGGCCCATGGTGGTGGCATAGACCTGACCGGCTGAATACTGGTCGGCGGTGATCAGGCCGCGGAAGGCCAGCCGTCCCAGCGCAGATCCCAACCGCTCATCACGGGCCTGCCTGGCTGTGACCCCATATTGCCGACGCCGGGCTTCTACCACCGTGGCCAGGACCTCAGCTTGGGTCTCGCCGGTGGAGGGCCTGACCAGTTTTCCGCAGGGGTGGCGTTTGCCGGATTTGCGTTTGCGTCCCTTGGCCATGGGCTCAGCCCTCGACCTTGGGAGAGCCGCCATAGAGCTTTTCGCCGATCTGGCGGATGAACTCTTTCTCGACCCAGTTCAGCCGATGGTCGGAGGCGCAGACGGCCAGAACGCCCATCTCGCGCCAACCTTCGCGTTTGACCTGCTCGGGGTCGCGGCGCTCGCCGCCATAGCCGCGCGGACACCAGTTCATCGCACACCTCCGCCGGTCTCGATGGCCCAGAGCAGGATGGCGATGGCGTCGGCTTCGTTGTCATCGAACGGCGAGAACCCGCGTGCCTGGACCGCGGCGATCATGGCGGCCTTGTCGGCATTGCCGCGGCCGGTGGCGAACGCCTTGATGGTGCCGACGGGCACGCCCTGATAGGCGACGCCGTGTTCCTCGCACCAGGCGGTCAGCTGGCCCAGCAGGCCGCCATAGACGTGCGCGGCGTCGGTTCCGACATGGCGGCGGACCTCCTCGAAGTAGACCGCACCGATGGGGCCAGCATCGCTCTGCAGCTGCTCAAGCCAACGCCTGAAGCGCAGATAGCGCATGCCGCCGCCGTCGAAACGGGAGGACTTGAGGGACAGGCAGCCGCTGGTGATCATGCCCATCGACCGCAGGGCCCAGCCGGTCGTGGTGCCGAGGTCGAGGGCGAGGACCGTCAGGTCGGGGTGACGGGTCGTGACGGTTGTGACGGCATCTCCATTATCGGCCTTAGAGGCGCGCGTGTACGCGCGTGTAACGCCTATAAGGGGGAGACCCGTCACAACCGTCACCGATGGCGAATTGGTCGACATTGTTCAAAACTCCATGGCGGTTGAATTGGCTGGCGGGTCGCGCAGCTCCAAGCCTCGGAAACCCCTGGCCGAGTTGGTGTTGGCGCGGGTAAATCCGCGGGCTGTGAGGGTTTCGGAGAAGCGCTTGTTGGAGCCGGCATATTCGCCATTGGCATCGGCCCAGCTCTTCCAGCTGGCGTAGAGCGCCCCTGACGTCGCCTTGCAGTTCGGGCCGAGGTTGCAGCGCTCATCGAGCCACCGGCCGACCGCATCCTCGGCGTCGAAATACTCCTCGGTCGCGGCTAGCACCGATGCCGGCGGATGCAGCCCGATGCGCTGCCACTCCAGACAGCCCTCGAGCGCCCAGCGCAGGATGCCATCGCGCTCGGCCAGCAATCGGTCAGGCAGGCGCTTGTCGCGCTTGGCGGCCGGGATGGTCACCGTGAACGGGATCATGTGCAGACGACGGCGCATGGCCTCGTCGACATTGCGGATCGAGGGCTTGTGATTGCCGACGACCAGCAGCTTGAACTGGGGGATGAACTCGAAGAAGTCCTGGCGCATGAACCGGGCGGTGATCTTGTCGCCGCCAGTCAGGGCTTTCAGCTTGCTCTCAGCCCAGCGGCTGCCCTGTTCGGTCTCGATGGCGGTCACGACGCGGGCGCCGCGCAGGCTGGCCATATCGGTCGGGTGGCGATCTCCATGGCTGGCCATGAACATGTCCATCGCCGCGACCGTGGCGTAGTCGCCCATCATCGCGGTCAGGGCGTTGGCGAAGACCGATTTGCCGTTGGCGCCGGTGCCATAGAGGAAGAACAGCGCGTGCTCGCTGGTCACGCCGGTCAGGCAGTAGCCGGCCATGCGCTGCAGATAGAGCTGGAGCTCGGTATCGCCGCCGGTGACGGTGGCCAGGAACTCACGCCAGACCGGACAGTCGCCCTGCGGCGAAGCGCTGGTGATCTTGGTCATGTAGGAGGGCCGATCGTGCGACCCGCCAATGGCTGTGTGCAGATCCACCACGCCTGCGGGCGTGTTCAGCGCCCAGGGGTCTCGATCCCAGACCTCGGTCGTCTCGGCATGCCGCCGATCGGCCCGCGCGATGCGCTCGACCGCCGCAATCGTCGAGGCCGACGACAGCTTGGCCTTCAGCTTGGCGCTGGATGCCTTGCGCGCGGCAGACCGGCAAACCTTGCGAGCCAGATCGTAGGCCTTGAGGGTGTCTTCACGCACCCAAACCGTTCCGGTCCAGGTCAGCCACTGGCCCCAGGCGGCGACGTATCGCCAGTCCTGCGCGTGCTGGCCGGTGAAGACCTCGGCCAAGGCATCCTCGGTCAGCTGGACCGGGGCCGCATCGTCGCCGCTGTCACCGCCGCCGCCTGTCGGACCGCCATGGCCGGTGTCGTCGAGATAGTCCTCGCCGTAGCGGGCGCTGTCGAGTTTCCAGATCTTCTCGGCTTCCGACCGAAGCCGGGTCTGCGCCCAGGGCGGATCGATGCGGGCATTGTTGTAGTCGACGATCTCTTGCCAGGCCTGGGTGGTGGTGACGTGGCCTTCGCGGCAGCGCCTGATCCAGTAGCCAATGATCCGCGACAGGGCATCAAAGCGGGTTGTGCCGTCGACGCCGCCTTCGCGCACCGCGCGGCCAAACAGCTCGGTCACGGTTCCAGAGCCCGTGCCGGCGTCGTTGTAGTCAAACTCGGAAGTCGCCTCGCCCTCGAGCAGAGGCATGGCCAGAACCGCTTCGACCAGATCGCTGAGGTCGTGGTCGCGGTCGTGCTGGCTGAGGATTTCGACCAGTCGCGCCGTGCCGGATTTGCCGTGAACAGATCCTGCCACGCGGATGGGCTGATGCGGCGACCGAAACGACGGGTCGCCACCGACCTTGCTGGCGATCATGTGACGGGCTCGGCAGACCGTGGCGATGTCGTCGCCCTCGGCTGGTTCGCTCAGCCGCCAATAGAGGTGCAGCTTGCGCTGGCCTTCAGGGGTGACCCCGCCCGACGCGACCACTAGGCTGGGGTCACCCAGATGTCGGGCCAGATGTTCGTGCTTGGCAGCAATATCGCCGTGGTCGAGATCGACCAGCACGACCTGGGTCTGCACGATGTGTTCGGCCCGGGCTTCACCAGATGCCGCAACGGTGCCGGGCACCACGAACAGCGCCATGCCGTTGTCGGCAGCCCATCCCGCCTGGATAACCAGCTTGTCCGCCAGCGCCGCGTCACACTCCATGAAGGGCGTGTGCGGCATCTGATCGCCGCCGCCTTTTTCCGCGAGCGCGCGAACCGGGACGAGGTGGTCGCAATAGCCGAACACCATCTGGGTGAAGGCCGCGATCATCTCGGGATTGGGTTTTACGCGATCGGCCGCGCCCTGGCTGTCAGCCGCCGTCATGCCCAGCACCTCTGCCTCCAGGCGCACCAGGCGCATTCGAAATGTTCGGGATCGGCGGAGACGCGGGGCAGCCATTCGCCGGCGTCGCAGGCCTGAAGAATGCGAACGGCCTTGTCGCTGGCCACCTGCGCCAGAGCGCCGTTGAACGGCACCAGCTCATGCCAGAGCTCGCAGGTGTCCTTGTTCACGGCCGTGAAGACCGCCGGATGCTCGGTCAGGCCCAGATAGGCTTGGTAGAGCGCGATCTGGGCCCCATAGACCGGCTTCGAGACCGTGACGCCGCGCTTGACGATATCGCGCCAGTTCTTGGCGTTGGCGGATTTGCATTCCCACAGGGCCGGGACTGCCAGCCCATCGGGCGCAGCGACGATGACGCCGTCGATGTGTCCACGGACACGCCCGCCAGCCACCGAGAAACCGAACTGGTCGCCGGACGCATTGCGGGTGCGCAGATCAAATCCGGCCTTGGCCATCCAGTCGACGGCCAGGTCCTCAAAGCAGTGGCCGGCTGCAAAGATGCGCAGGGTCTTGCCGGTGAACTCCCCGCTCGGGTCCCGGGGGACCTGCAGGAACTCGTACTGCAGCAGCCGTGAGCAGCTTTCGCCAAGGCGGCTCCCGCCCAGATACTGGCGTGGTTCGCGGGCGCCGTTCTCCGCCGTGAGCACAGCGTCGATGCGCGCGTTGACCTCGTCGGCGAAGCAGACGGGTTTTTCGCGGTGATTAAAGTCCAGAGGTCCGATCATCAGAACGGCACCTCCGGGGCGCTGTCCCGCATCGACTGAAGGAAGGCTCCGACGGCGGCTTGGGCCATGTTCCTGGCCTGGGGACCGGTCACGTCACACAGCCGGCGTTCCCAGCCGATCTCCGCCATGGTCTCGGCCATGGCCTTTAGCCCGGCACTCAGGGCGGCGGTTTCGCGCTCGTCCGGATCAACCATGAGCCG